AGCAACGCAGCGCCGTCGCGGATGACGGGCTCCATGCTGTCGCCCTTCGCATACACCACGCGGCCCCGCCCGTTGTCCGCGCCTACCGACCTGAGGAAGGACTTGCGGAACTGGATCATGCCGGTCTGTTCTTCGGCATGGTTTTCGATGGGGTCGCCCGCAGCCAGGCGCACGTCGGCCAGTTCCGGGACCTTCTCGAACCTGTCGTTGGCCGCGGGCGGTTCGCCCACGCCCACATTGGCGACCACGCCTTTCTGGGTGCTGATCCGGACCCTGCCTTCGCGTTCGGTCTGGCGCGTGGTCTTGCCGCCTTCCCAGGGCGCTGCAGGCAGGCCATCGATGCGCATTGGGAACTCGTCTCGGGACAAGTAGGTGTCCACCAGCGAGTCGCTGCGCAGGACCGTCGGCATTTGTGGCGCGGCGGTAGCAGGGGAGACGTCAATCCCCAGCTTCAATTGCGCGATTGCCAACGCAATCGCGCCCTGTAATTTGTTCAGCTGATCCGGGGGCAATGCCCGCACCTGTTCTTCCGGGATGCCGGGGAAGGGCCACCGAGGGGGCGCCGGCACCGCTACGGCCAGGGATCCATCGCTCGCAGGCAGTTTCGGGGCGGTGCCGTCATATAGCCATTGCGCGTTCACGCGCAGCAGCGGGGCGACCTTGATGCAGGTCGCCATATCCATGCCGTTGGACCCATTGAACCAATGCGTCGCCGCGCCGGAAGAGGCGCCGGCTGCCTTCCATAGGTCTGTCTTGGTAAGGCGCGGTTCGGCCGCGTCCGCACGACGGGCCGCTTCCTCGTTGAACGCCTGTGTGATTCGCTTCTGAAAGGTCATCTTAGGATGCTAAACAAAAACAATCTTAGTTGGCTTGCATTTAGAATCTTAGCATTCTAAGATTTAAAAATGATAGCGAGGTAAGACTGGCGGGGATGCAAAAACACGCATGAACTACTACAGCCACAACATCGGTGATTACGCGCAGGCCACGGCGCATCTGAGCTTGCTTGAAGATGCCATCTACAGCCGCCTGCTGCGCCGGTACTACGCCGAAGAGCAGCCCATCGTGGACAACCTGCAGCAGGTATTCCGGTGGGTGGGGGCCCGTAGCGAAGAAGAAAGAGAGGCGGCCGCGCAGGTGCTGGCCGAGTTCTTCGTGTTGCGCGATGGCCATTGGCACAACAAACGGGCGGACGTGGAGATTGCCGCGTATCACGTCAAGGCCGAGACTGCCAAGGCCAACGGCCGGCGAGGCGGCCGGCCCAGGCTGGCAGAGCGCAATCCGGAACAACCCAACGGGTTTCCCATGGGTTTCGACGAGAAACCCGGCCATGGCCCGGCAGATGGCGGATCGGAAGCTAACCAAGAACCAGGAACCAAGAACCAGGAACCAAAAGAACACACCTCCCGCAAGCGGGGGACCGGATTCGACGCGTCCGTGATCGAACTGCCGGATTGGCTGGACCGCGAGGACTGGGTCAGTTGGATTGCCGACCGCAAGGCGCGCAAAAAGCCGGTGACGCAGGAGGGCGCCAGGCGTCAGCTGCAACAGCTTGCCGCCTATCTGGCCGCAGGGCATCAGCCAGGGGCCGTGATCGCGAACAGCATCGCGGGCGGGTACCAGGGCCTCTTCCCTCCGCGCACGCCTGCTACAGCGGGCCATCCGGCAGGCAGGGCGCAACGCCTGGCCGACTGGACCGAGGAGCTGCGAGAAGTACTGGCCGACGACGGCCGGCCGCGCGAGCGGTTCATGGGGACGATCGATGCAACCCGCTGACATGCCTTCTGCCGCCATGGGCGCGCTGGTGGTCAATGAAATGCTGCTGATGTACGGCGCCAAGTTCGCGCAGCAATGGCAGGGCCTGACTGCCCGTGAACTGAAGGATTCATGGAACCAGAAATTGGCGGGCCTGGACGAGGTGCAGGTGCGTCGCGGCCTGGTCGCCTGCCTGACCCAGGAATGGCCGCCGACGCTGCCGCAGTTCATCAAATTATGTTGCCCGTGGATGGTTCCCGAAGTGGCCTATCACGAGGCCGTGCGTGGCCTGTCCGCGCGCAGGCGCGGCGAGCCCGGTGTCTGGTCGCATCCGGCGGTGTACTGGGCCGCGGTGGGCGTCAGCACGGTGGATCTGCTGGGCTGCACCTACGGCGCCATCAAGGCGCGCTGGGAGAAGACGCTGAACGAGGAGCTGGCGAAGGGCGTGTGGGCGGATATCCCGCTGCCTCGTCCAGCGCTGCCCGCGCCCGGCCAGACGCTGGCCACGCGCGCCGAGGCCGAGGCGGCACTCAAGAAGATGGGCGCGCAAAAGGTGCTGCGGGACCGTGGGTGCCCGCCTCGGAGCTGGATCGAAAAGTGGGAGGCGCGCATCGCGCGCGGCGACCACCCGAGCAAGGGCATCGCCGACATGCTCAAGCGCGCCAAGGGCGAAAGCCAGGATACGGAGGGCCGTCTGCAGAACGGTTCCAGCGGCAAGACAGGTAAACAATGCGAGGTGGCTGATGAGTAAATTGACGGGTGACGATCTGATCTGGAACTGGGCCCGCTGGACCTGGTCCGGCGCTACGGTGGGAAACATGGAGGTGTACCTTTCCGAAGAGGAGGACTACCGGCCCATCAACCATCACCACGCCATGGAGGTCGAGGCGATGCATGCCGCGCTGCCCTGGCACGAGCGCATGATCATCATTGCCGAATACCCGCAGAAGAATGTGATGTTCGGCCAGCTGGATGGCCGCGCGCGCCGCGCCAAGGCGCTGGACTGGATTGCCGATACGACCGGCGTGGCCATGACCGAAACCGAATACAAACTGTACCTGGGTCTTTTCCGCAGCCTGGTGGAAAGGAGGCTGGCGTGAAGTACGCGCACGAGGTGATGGATCTGATGGCCTGCTATCCCGGCCGCTCATTCCGTTTGATGGAGCTGGTCCGTCATGTGTCGCGCGGCCGGCCTTTGTCTGTTCCCGAAAAGACGCGCCTGCAAAGAGGCATCCAGCGGGCCATGGATGCGCTGCAGGATACCGGCAGCGTGCTGATTCAAGAGCCCGAGAAAGGCGGGCACGGGCGCACCTACGCGTGGCGTGTGACGGTTCCGTCACAAGACCGCGCCCCATAGGTCACGCAATCGGTCACAATGGGTCCGGGGCATTGCGCCCCAAGCAAATGCAGCCCTGGCCACGCGCCGGGGCTTTTTGTTTTGGGCGCGTGGCCCCGGCTTTTTCACTGCTGGGGCAGGGGTCGAACTTCTTTGCACTGCATGTGACGGAACCGTCACAAGACCCCGCCCCAACGGTCACGCAATCGGTCACAATTTGTCCGGGGCATTGCGCCCCTGACAAATGAAATCCCGAAATGCAGCCCCGGCCACGTGCCGGGGCTTTTGCATTTGGGCGCGATGTTTCGGCGCCAGTCTTCTTCAGCAGGAATCCAACTCCATGAGCGTTCAGATCAGCATCACTGAAAACCAGCTGGTAGAGGACCTCGCCGCATTCTTCAAGACCTTGGTCGACTGCGACGTTGTCCGCGGTCTACCCGGTTGGGTTCCCGCGCCACCGCGCGAGTGTGTCGTCATCACTCCGCTGGCGGCGCAGGGACTTTCCGTGCCGGTCATGGCCTATGCCGATCCGTCGCCCGCGGCGGGGAAGCGGATCATGACCCAGGCCACGCAATGGTCTGCTCGCGTGGATGGCTACGGGGCGCGGGCCCTGGACCTGGCGCTCACGCTCTCGATCGCCCTGCGCAGCCAGTACGGGTGCGAGTTCCTGGGGAATCTGGGACGAACCCAGCCGCTGTACGCGGGCGAGCTCAAGCAAGTGCCCTTCGAGAGCGGGGAAAGCCAGACCTTCGAGCGGTGGTGGTTCGACGCCGTCCTGCAGTTCAACCCTTCCATCAGCGTGCCGCAGCAGTTTGCGGATCACCTCCACGTGGGCCTCATCGAGGCCGACACCACCTACCCTACGGGAGCTTAATCCTATGTCCATTCCCGCCAGTGAAATCGTCCAGGTAGTGCCTGGCGTGATCTCCGCCGGCGGATCGGCGCTCGATTTGAACGGCCTGATCCTGACCCACGATACCGCCGTCCCCATCGGCACCGTCCAGAGTTTCGCGACCCCGCGCGACGTACAGCGCTTCTTCGGTCCGACCTCGACCGAGGCCGCCCTGGCCGACGTCTACTTCAACGGCTTCGACAACTCGACCCGCAAGCCGGGCAATCTGTTGTATGCCCAGTATCCGGCGGCAGCGGTTTCCGCCTATCTGCGCGGCGGCTCGATGGCCGCGGTAACGCTGACCCAGCTGCAGGCGCTGTCCGGCATCCTGACGGTGACCGTGGACGGCGTGGCGAAGACCTCCGCCAGCATCGACCTGTCGACGGCAACGAGCTTCTCGAACGCCGCCACGATCATCGAAGCCGGGTTCACCGCCATGGGCGCCACCTGCACCTACGATGCGCAGCGTGCCGCTTTCGTGATCGTCTCGGCCACCGATGGCGTCGCCAGCACGATCTCCTATGGCAGCGGCACCCTCGCGTCGGGCTTGAAGCTGACGCAGGCCGCTGGCGCCAAGGTGTCGCTGGGTGCCGCGGCCGGCATTCCAGCGGTGGACATGGGCCGGATTACCGACCTGACCCAGAACTGGGCGGCGTTCATGACGACCTTCGAGCCCGATACGGCCGGCAAAGTGGCGTTTTCGGCGTGGACGAATGCCCAGGGCGACCGCTACGCCTACGTCGGCTGGGACACCGATATCACCGCTACCCAGCAGGGCAACACGTCCAACTGGGCGGCTGTCGTAAGCGCCAATGAATACTCGGGCTCCGTGCCGGTCTACAAGGACGTGCTGCATGCAGCCTTCGTCCTGGGCGCCGTTGCATCGCTCGACTTCGAACGTACCAACGGCCGCGCCACCCTGGCGTTCAAGGGCCAGTCGGGCCTCGCGTTCTCCGTGACTGACGCGACCACCGCTCAGACGCTGATCGACAACGGCTACAACTTCTACGGCGACTACGCCACCAGCAACGACCGCTTCCGCTTCCTGTACCCGGGCCAGATCAGCGGCAACTGGAAATGGGTCGACACCTACGTCAACCAGATCTGGTTGAACGCGGCGTTTCAGCAGGCGCTGATGACGCTGCTGACCCAGGTGAACGCCATTCCCTACAACATCGACGGCTACACGCTGATCGACGCTGCCTGCCTGGACCCGATCAACGCCGCGGTCAACTTCGGCGCCATCCGCGCCGGCGTGACGCTGTCGAGCCAGCAGAAGGCGCAGATCAACAGCCAGGCCGGTGTGGATATCTCCGACACGCTCCAGACCCGCGGCTGGTATCTGCAGATCAAGGACGCGACGCCGCAGGTGAGAGAGGCCCGCGGCACCCCGCCCATGACGTTCTGGTACCTGGACGGCGGTTCCGTCCAGCAGATCACCCTGGCCTCGCTGGCCATTCTTTAAGGATTCAACATGGCGACTTTGACCAGTGCCAACTCGGTTCTGATGCTTGCGGTGGGCGGCGTTTTTCCGGTGCCGCAGAAGATCGAGGGCTACGCTTCCGACAGCGCCTTCACCTTCGAGGCTGCCAAGCCCGCGCAGGTAACCATGGGCGTGGACGGCCGCATGTCGGCCGGCTACGTGCCGGTTCCCCGCGTGCAGACCATCACGATCCAGCCCGATTCCCCGTCCATGGGCGTCTTCGAGATCTGGATGGCAGCCAGTGAAACGGCCCGCGAAGTGTTTTATGCAAACGGCACCCTCAACATCCCGTCGATCGACCGCAAGTACACGCTGACCCGCGGCGTGCTGACGCAGATTCCGCCGGCGCCGGATGCCAAGGCGATGCTCCAACCCATGGCGTTCCAGATCACCTGGCAGAACGTCTCTCCGGCGCTGGTGTGACATGGCCAGAAAGCAAATAACCCTGACCATCGGCGCCGAAGGGCGCGACAAGGGCAAGGTGTTCATCCTGACGGAGCTTTCTGCCTACGACGCCGAGGAATGGGCCGGTCGGGCGCTGTTCTCGCTGATGAACGCCGGGGTGGAAATCCCGGACAACATCGCAGAGGCAGGGCTGGCCGGCGTGGCCGCCATGGGCATGAAGGCCATCGCCAAGCTGCCTTTCGAGAGCGCCAAGCCGCTGCTGGAAAAGATGATGGATTGCGTCCAGATCCAGCCCAGCCCGAACGTGACGCGCGAGCTCATGTCAGGCGATGTCGAGGAGGTGGCGACGCTGTTCGCGTTGCGCAAGAAAGTCCTGGGCTTGCACCTGGATTTTTTTACGGCCGCCGTCCCATCGACTTCGGGCTCCAAGTCCACGACGGCGGCGCGCGCCTGATTCGCTACGCCAATATCCCCCGGATCATTGGCGTGGTGATTTCGCGGCACCCGGGCCTGCTGCACGACCTGCAGACGGTCTACGGTGCCGAAGACC